CCGAAACCTGGTTCACTGCGGAGGCCGCGCTGGCGGCCGGGTTTGTGGATGCAGTGCAGGCCAACACCAAGCGCGAAAGCCTGGCGGGCAACACGGCCGCCCAGCGCAGCCGCAATGCCGCTCACTGGAACCTGTCCGCGTACAGCAATGCCCCGAAGCTGCAGCCACAGCTGGAGGACGACGAACAAGCCGCAGCAGCTGCGCGAGCGCGTGACGCTCAAGTCCATCAACAACTTCAACACAACCGCAACCGCATGCGGTTGTTCACCCGCTGAGCGCTTCCGCGCCAGAGCAAGGGTCACCCCAACCGGTGGCCCTTTTCATTTCCAGCTCAATACCTTGAAAGGGAAATCATGAGCATGCAAGCAGTGCGGGAGCGAATCAGCGCAGCCCGTAAGGAAGCCGCCAACCTGATGGCCGACAAGCCCAAGGACGGCGCCCCGTGGACCGTGGAAAATCAGACCCGCTTCGATGCGCTGATGGACACCGTGGAGCGCGACGAGCGCAACCTGGGCCGCCTGCAGGCGGACATGGACGCGGACGCAGACCGCAATTTCAAGGATGCGGCGCGCAACCACCCCGGCCACAAGCCCGGCGAAGAAACGCCGATCAAGAAGGTGATGGACACGTGGTTCCGCAAGTCCGCCGCGCAGATGAGCCGGGACGAGGCCCTGGCCATCTACAACACCACCAGCACCACCACCGGCTCGGAGGGTGGCTACACCGTGCAGCCCCAGGTGGCCCGTGAGTGGATCGACCTGCTGAAGGCCTACAGCTTCATGCGCAAGGTGGCGGACAGCATCGTCACCGAGACCGGCGTGGACCTGTCTTACCCGACCTCGGACGGCACCAGCGAGGTGGGCGAAATCGTGGCGCAGAACGCGAGCGCATCGGCTGTGGACCCCGTGTTCAGTACCCGGGCTTTGAATACCTTCAAGTTTGGTTCGAAGGTCATCGCCATTCCGCTGGAGCTGCTGCAAGACAGCCAGATTGACGTGCAGGCCATGGTCTACAAGCGGGCGCGGGATCGCATCGGCCGTATCCAGAATCAGAAGTTCAGCATTGGCACGGGCACCGGCGAGCCCTTCGGCCTGGCGGCCGTGGCCAGCACCGGAAAGACCGGCCTCACCGGCCAGACCCTGACCATCATCTATGACGACTTGGTGGACATGGTGGACAGCCTGGACGCGGCCTATCTGGATAACCCCCCGACTGCGCAGGACATGCCTGGCCTGGCACCGGGCTGGATGTTCAGCCAGACCCTGCGCCGCGTCATTCGCAAGATCAAGGACACGCAGGGCCGCCCCATCTGGACCCCGAGCTGGGACGGCGGGTTCCAGGTCGGCACCCCGGACACGCTGCTGGGCTACCCGGTGTACATCAACAACGACATGCCGGTGCCTGCGGCCAACGCGAAGAGCCTGGCCTTCGGCAACCTGCGCCGCTACATGATCCGGGACGCCATGAGCCTGACCCTGTTCCGCTTCGATGACAGCCCCTATCTGTCCAAGGGGCAGGTGGGCTTCCTGGCGTGGGCACGGGCCGGCGGAAACTTGATGGACATCAACAGCGTGAAGCTGTACCAGCACAGCGCCACCTGATCCAGGCATGTGGGGAACGGGCAGCGCTGCGGTGCAGCCCTTCGCGCCCAGCTCGGACCATCCGGCTGGGCGCATCTTTTCAACCTGTCCAGGCGCCTGGAATGACCGGGCGCGCGGGAGTGATTCATGGACGAGAACACACAGGCCCCGCCGCTGACCGCGGCGCCGGCCCCCGACACCATGCCCGTGCGCGTGCTGACGCAGTGCACCTACGGCCTGGCCAACGACGTGGTGACGCTGCCCGTGGTGGAGGCCCTGCAGGCCCAGCTGGACGGCGTGGCAGATGCCAACCCCGAAGCAGTGGCCTATGCCCTGACGCTGGCGCCTGCGGTGACCGCGGGCGAGCGCGTCATCCAGGCCTGAACCTACATCGACACAAGGGGACGCCATGACCGTTGCACTTCTAGCCCAGTGGGGCGGACAGCCTGCGGGCACTCTGTACACCACCGACGCCGTGACCGAGGCCGCCATGGTCACGGCCGGCGTGGCCTCTTCGAACCTGACTCTGGGCGTGGCGTGGGTGGCCCCCGGAAACAGCGCATCCCAGGGTGCGGGCGTGCTGACACCTGCGCAGGTCGCGCAAGCGGTGGCGCAGCAGTCTCCCGCGCTGACCATGCTGTCCTTCATCCGCTCCGGTTTCGTATTACCCAGCTCGGGTCCGCTGCTTTCCAACATCGGCAGCGGGGATGCGGTCATCAACGGAGTGCGGATATTGACAGCAGCGCTCCCGGTATGGTTCCCACCCAGCCAGGACACCTATGTGGACATCACACAGGCGGGGGTGGCCGTGCTGGTCAGTGTGGCCAATGGCGCCACCACCGGCATGGCCGTGACCCCGAACAGCCTAAGAATCGGCAAGGTGGTGACGGGCGCCAGCGCGATCACCAGCTCCACCACGCGCGCCATGGACCCACAGGCCAACTGTATGGGCAACACCTCCCCAATGCCAGGCTTCGTCCTCGGGTACGCCACCACGCAGAATTTCAACGGCGCCAGCGCGGCGGTGATCTTTGGAGTTGGAAGCACCATTTTCGATAATTCGAACCACCATTCGGAAGGCATCAACAACACGCGGGGGACGATTCAGCAGGCGGGCATTTATGCGCTGACGGGAGGCGTGAGCACAGCATCGGGTGGCGCCGGCCTAGATGCCGTTGCGTTCTTCAAATCGGGCACTGCACTGCCCAACCTGTTCCCGCAGAACACGCTCCAGCAGACTGGATCGCATGCCTATTCCATCAGTGCACACGCTTTACTGTCACCGGGTGAGTACATCGAATTGAATTACAACCCGACGACCAACAACATTACGCTGAATAATGCGTGGCTGTCTTGCTTCAGGATCGGATAAATCATGAACATCAATTGGCCCAGCAATACAAAAATCATCGGCTGCAACCTGGTGCCGACCCCGGCACAGGTGGCGTATCTGACCCCGCAAAATCATGCCTGGACACAGCTCTATCTCAACTGGGCCGCGACGTGGTCCACATTCATCAAGCCGCAAATTGACTGCATGGTGGGCAACAACATCGGGTGCAATGTCGTACGCATCATCGGCGGCAACTATGGGGTGATCAATGGGCAATACTCGCAGCAGTATTACGACAGCTGTACCGCGCAGCTGGCCACCTACCTCAAGGCACTGGGGGTCGGGTTTTATGCTGGAGCGTGCAGCATCGACAACGATACGAACTATGGAGTAACGGCCGCAAATCTTGCGGCCAGCATTGTCTCCAGCTTGAATGTCATCCTGAACACCGGGGTAACGGTCATCGGGTGCGATGTGGTGCAGGAGGCGCAATCGGGCTCGATTGGAACCCCGTACCTGATCCAGCTATTGACGGCCATCCGTCAAAACAACAGTAATGTGCCGCTGACATGCTCGACCAGCGAGACCTTGAGTAATTCAGCGGGCGCGACGTGGATCAATTCAATTGCCGCAAATTTTGACTTCATCGACGCGCATATGTATTACACGCCAACCATTCCGCAATTCGATTTCCTGCGCACCACGTTTCCCACGCTGGACATCCTGGTGGGCGAATTCGGGTGTTCGCAGAATCAATCCCAGGACACCCAGATGGCGGCCTATCGAGCGGCGCTATCGATTTGCACCGCGGCCGATCCAAAGGTGCGCGGCGGCCTGGTGTGGGCGGCGGGTGATCAAGACACCTTGAATACAAACCAGTTCGGGGTATTCGATTCCAATTTCGCGCCAAAGCACACCATTGCCAATGTGCTAAGGCAATTTACCGGCGGCAGTCTGGCCAAGAACCTGGCCAACCACCGATAGGGCATAACACATGCTCACCTTGATGACAGCGCCCACGCTGGTGCCTGTGACGCTGGCCGAGGCCAAGGCCAACAGCCGGGTAACCACCAGCGCCGAGGATGCTTTGATCACGGACATGATCGACACCGCGGTGCAGGAAGCTGAAGCGCAAATGAAACGCGCGATTTGCCCGCAGCAATGGAAGCTGACGATGGACAATTTCAATGCGGAAACGCGTGAGAGTGCCATTGTGTATTTGTCGGCGCAGCAGTGGCGCCCCGCGATGGACTCCGTCAAAAACACCATTTACATCCGGCGGCCCATTGTTCGATCGATTGATTCCGTTAAGTACATCGACCTTAACGGCACACAGCAGCTGCTGGACCCCAGCCAGTATCTGGTGGACATCGGCGGGCATCTGCAAAGCCGCATTACGCCAGGGTACAACCTGGCATGGCCCGCGGCGCGCCAGCAAATCAACGCGGTGGAAATCCTGTTCACCTGCGGCTGGGCGGACGTGGCCAGCGTGCCAGCGGTGATCAAGCGATGGATTAAGCAGCGCGTTAGTGCGTACTTCGAGAACCGCGAGGATTACGTGGCGGGCAAGACCATCACAAACAACCCCCAAGCGGACCGCATGCTGGACCGCTGGACGGTGCAGTCCTTCTAAGGCCACACCATGAGCATGCCCGCGGGATCAATGGACCGGCTGGTGACCATCGAGAGCCGATCTACGCTGACGCGTGACGCGGCCACCGGTGCAGAGTCCTGGACCTGGGCCACCTTCGCTACCACCTGGGCCAACATCGAAGAGCAGGCCACCAGCCGCACGGATGAGTCCATCGAAGGCGGGGACGTGTACGTGTACCGAAAGCCCGCGGTGGTCAAAACCCGATGGGTGAGCGGTGTTGCCGCGGACATGCGCGTCAACGATGGCGGCATCTTGTATTCGATCAAGG